CGCGCCACCGGCTTGCCGTCGTCCCCCGTGATCAGCGCCAGCTCCTCGTCCGAGATATACTGCTGGCACAACTGCATCATCTGCATCAGCGCATCCTGCAACGAAGTCAAAAACTGCTGCGCCATCCCGCTCTGATGCAACTGCGTCAGCATCGGCGGCACCGTCTCGGAAATGCGCCCGAAATATTCGTCCACGCGCATCTTGATCTGCTTCTGCTGCGCCTCGTTCCCCTGCGGATACGTCGGCGGCTCCATCCACGAGACATCCCCCGGCCGGTCCTCCTTGATGATCTTCAACGGCCCGATCACCAGCGAAAGCTTGCTGCGCCGCCGCGGCACCTTGATCGGCGGCACCGTCGCCAGGCTCACATTGTCGTTAAACGAATCCGCCAGCAGCTTCTGGCTCCACTGCTCCGTCGCCACCAACTCCGGCACGCCTCGCGAATCCAGCAGCCGGCTGCCGATGATCTCGCGCATGAACCACGTGAACGGATATTCCCCGTGCTTGAAATCCAGCAGCCGCCGGTCGTACGCCGTGAAATCCACCTGCCCGTGCAGCGTCAGGTAATAGATGCCCGGCACGTTGTCCTCATTCACCGCCTTGTAATAACTGTGCACCAGCTCGTACATCCCGCGGTACGCATCCTTGCTCTCCTCCTGCTTGATCACCATGAAATCCCCCTGCGTCGGGTTCCGGCGATACAGCGGGAACATCGAATCCGCCTCGTGCTCCAGCACCTCCTCCACAAAATCCGGATCGTACCCCTCGCTCACGATTCGCTCGCGCAACTCCGCCTCGCTCACCCACTCGCGCACGAAATACGCGCGACACCGCTGGCCGTCGCTCGTGTTCGTCGGAAAGAAAATATCCTCGTACAACCGGTACGCGCACAGCACCGGATGATCGTTCTTTAGGTACGGGCTCGGAAATTCCGCCTGCTCGGCCGTCCGCAGGTCCGCCACCACCTGCCTCGCCCGCTTGTCCGACAGGTGCGGCAAAAATTGCTGCAACGCCTGCGCGCTCCCCGCGTCCTGGTCCGGGTTCATCAGCTCCGCCTCCAGGTGCGCGATCGTCATCGCGTCCACCCCCGTCTGCTGCAACAGTTGCAGGATCTGTTGCATCGTGATCGTCTGCATCTCCAGTTGCACCTCCTGCTCCCACCACACGCCCAGGATCGCGCCCGCCGGCGAATCCGCCTCCTGATACTGCGCCAGCTTCACGATCTCCCGGAAATACTGGCTCCCCAGCTTGTTCTTCAACACCCACTTCAGCACCGTCGTCAGGCGATGCCCCAGGTCCTCGTTCTCCAACTCCAGCCCCTTCACGCGCGGCAGATTGCGCAGCGCCGCCGCCGTCAGGATCAGCACCCGCTCGTTCACGATCTGGTCCGCCAATCTGATCCGGGCGTCCGAAGCGCCCTCGAACGGGAACGCCGGCTTGCCGTCCTGCGCATCCGCGTGCTTCCGGCCGTCCGGCGATTGCCCCTCCCAGATCGTGAACCGCACCTCCTCGCTCGCGAACCGCCGCTCGTTCACATTGTACGCCGCCGCCCGGGCGATCTGCGCGCACTCATCCTTGAACTTCAGCAATTCCTCTTTCGTCACCTCGGCGTTGCCGCCGTCGCCGGCCACCATCGCCACATTCGTTTCCGTGTTCACTTGGTCTTTGGTCATAAAAATCCGTTCACTATTTGCCCATGGCCTTGTTGGTGCCCGGGCGGGTTGCTGTCTTGGGAACGGATGCGTGGGTGGCCGGCGGAGTGGAACCGTTACCAGTGAGTGAAACTGGCGTTAAAACCTGTGGTATGAGTTTTAACAAATCCTGTCGAGCAAAATGTGCGCGCTTGCTCCCCGGCAGCACCCGCGCCTGCAACGTCCCCGCCCGGATCAGCTTCGTCATCTCCTCCTCCGAAAAGCCGAAGATGTCCCGCACCTCCCCGCGCCGGAAATAAAACTTCTGCGGCAGCTCGATGCTCGTCGCGTTGCTCATGCGGCTGGACCTCCGGTTGGTTCGTTCCATGTCGCCTCCACGGCTTTCACAGCCTTCAAAATCTCATCCGTCTCCACCGGCCCCAGCACAAAGATTGCCGCGCCGATCGGCTTTTCCTGCGCATCGCGATACACGATCTGCTGCATCGCCGCGTTCATCGCCCCCAGATTGAAAAACTTTTCCTTGATGGAGTCGCTGACTAATCCCGGCTGTTCTGTGGTTGGTTCGCTCATAGGTTTTAAAAATCCGTGTTCATCTGTGTCCATCCGTGGTTAATAAAAATTCTTCGGTTGCGCCACAAAATCGCTGCGGTGGCCGTCCACGGCCCCTTCGTCCTCCGTCACCCCGCCCAGGTACGGGCATTCGTCTAGGAAAAAGTACCGGTCACAATCCACCGGATCTTTGCACGCCCCGTCCATCGCCCGCCGCCCCTCCTTCGTCATCCCCGTCCACGTCATGAGCGCAAAAATGCTGTTCACGCACTCCTCGCTCACGTACAGCTTCGGCGCGTTGAAATAATCCACCGGCTTCGTCTCGTCATAATCCAGCGCATCCTGGATCATCGTCACCCCCTCCTCGATATCGTCGCCCGGCGTCGCCTCGAAAAACAGGTTGATGTCCGCAAAATTCTCGATCAACGTCACCGGCCGGTCGTTCTCCAGCTTCGGCGTGCTCCCGAACCGGCTGTCGATCTTCCGGTCCTGGATCACCTCGCGCGCCCCGTTGTGCTCGCTCATCCCGTCCAGGAACTCCTCGCGCACCTCCTTCGGCATCTGCATGAACTCCCGCTCGTATTTCTTCAAATCATGCCAGCCCTCCAGCCGCGCGATCTCCTCCTTGTACCGCCGCAACCCCCAGCCGAACGGCTTCTGCGCCGGCCCCCGCTTCCCGTCCGGATGCTTCCCGTCCGGCAACGCCCACGGCCCCGGCACGCCGATCCCAGGTATCGAATAATTCCCAGGCCACTCGCGATAGATGTACACCGCCCGCGGTGTCACCCGGTACCACTTCATGAAAAAATTGCGACCCGCCGGGTCCACCCGCTGATAATTCGTCCCCTCCTTGGGGATCTGGTTCGCCGGGATCACGTGCACCGTCCGGTTGAACTTCTTGAACCGTGCGCTCATCGTCTTCGTCGCGATCCCGTAAAAGCGTTCCTTGATGAAATCCGCCGGCTTCCCCGCGATCTTGCGCCAGATGTTCTTTGGGTTCCCGTACGGATTGTCGCTCGAATGGAAATACACCACCGCCCGCTCCACCTCCTGGTTCTCTCCCGGTGCGCACTTCAACACCCGCGGCACCACCTCGAACTCCCGCCCCGCCGGCACCGGCACCTGGCCGCTGTTGACCGGGTTCACATCGCTCGCCCCCTCCCACGCCTCCAGCCACTTCTGACACTGCTCCGGGCGGCTTTGCGGATACAGCGCCGCCCGCTTCTCTGTCACCGCCCGCCACAATTCCTCGTACTCCGCCTCCGACACTCCGAGCGCCCGGACCGGGTCCGGCTTGCCCCCGTCTTTCGGACATAAAAATGCCACGCTCTCCTTCACCACCTCCGCCCCGTCGCACAGCAACCGCACCGTCTCCGTATAACCCTCCACCGGCGTGAACGTGATCACCACCCACCCGTTCTTCTCCGCCACGCGCAGCTCCAGCGTCTCCACCCAGTCGCTCGGCACCAGCTCGTCCGGCCACACGATCTCCAGGTTGCCGCCCTCAATTGACCGGATGTCCTGCTCATACGCCTTGAACGTGCAGCTCGCCCCCGCCTCCCCCGAAGTCGCGCTCTGCGGCGGCAGCACGAACTGCTCGTCGCTAAAACCCGTCTTCTGCTTGTACGCGATATATGCCGTCTTTCCCTTGATGTCCCCGCCCTTCAAGTGCGACGGCAGGTAATTGTAAAACAGCGGCTGCTGGTAATCCCGGCTCATCTGCAATGTGCTGTGCAGCGCCCACGCCTTCGCCGCCACGTAATGGAACAGCACCCGCATCGTCCGGTTCGCCGCGAACTGCGTCTTCCCCGCGCGATTCCCGCCCAGGATCAGCAACGTCCGCACCGCCTTGTCGAACCGCAGATGCTTCCGCATCTGCTCCGCCCACACCTTCTCCACCCACGGCATGCCCAGCAACGCATCACACACCCGCCAGATCGGCGGCTGCCACAGATGCGAGAACGGGTCCGCCTTCTCCTCCGCGATGATCCGCTCCCGCCGCACCATCGCCTCGTTCCAGGCCTGCGACCCCATCGCCACCGCCTGCTCGGCCGTCGGCAGGCCCAGCACCGGATGCGCCGTCGGTTGAAAAGGTTTGGCCATGATTATTGCTCCTTCCACCAGTCACCCGCGTCCGGTTTGACGTTGCCGCCCTTCAGTTGGACGATCTCCGCCGCCATCGAACCCGCCAGCGCCTCCATGAATTGCAACTTGTTCTGCAACATCTTCACCTGGTGCTTGCGCGATTCCTCCCGCTCCTGATGCAGCTTGTGCACCTCCGCCCAGCCGCGGACCGTTTCCGTCCAGATGCGAGCCAGCGCGATAAACGCCAGCCAACCCACCACCGCCGCCACCGCCAGCAACACGATCAAAAGCGTTTCATTCATAGGTTTTCTTTGTTTCCGTGTTTAATCCGTGTTCATCCGTGGCTAATTGCGTTTCTGCCCATTCACTCCCGTCAGAATGCGTGGCTCCGTCAGCGCTAGGTAATACGCATTAAAACTCTGTCGTGCCTCCTCCGGCCCCCACGGCAACACTGTCCCCGGCAACGGCGCGATATGCTCCGTGCTCCACTTGTGCGGCGAGGCCGGCAGCAGATCCCGCCGCTCCGTCATCAACGCCCGCACATCCGCCTCCTTCACCCGCGGATCCAGCTCGAACGGCAGCCCGAACTTCAACGCGATCGCGTGCCAGATGCGCCACTCGATCTCCTTGAACTCCGGCAGATGCAACTTCAGCGGCTGCACCATGTCCCCGCAATACGCCTCCGTCGCGTCATGCAACAACCCCTGCAACTGCAACTCCGGCGGCAACTGCATCGCCACCAGGATCGAATGTTGCGCCACCGAATAAAACTGCCGGCAATGCCCCCCGAACCGGCAGATGTTCGCCAGCGCATGCGCGATGTCCTCCAGGCACACCTCCGCCGGCAGCGGCGACATCGGATAAAACTGCCGCCCCGAAAACGTCAGTTGCCAGTTCCCCCGCCCGTCCGGGGCCGGGACAGCCTGTCCCGGCATCAAGTCGTTCGGTTCGTTATTCATGGCCCGCCTCCTGCGCATTCTTCTCCGCCGCGGCGGCGATCGCCCGCCGCTCCAGCTCGGCGATGCACCGCTCCGCCACCTGCAACTTTTCCTTTACCTTCACGAACATCGCCGCCGGCACCGGGTTCACCATGCCCACCTCCACCACCCGCTGCATAAACATCGCCGCCTCATCCGTCGCCCGCACCACGCCCGCCGCCAGCTCGGCGTGGGACTGCTGCAAATAATCGTTCATAAGTTTCCTTCGCTTGATCCGTCGCCGGACCTGTCTTCGGTTGTAAAATGGATCACCCATTTCAAATTAAATTAAACGTCCGTTGCTTCACCAACACCGCCAGCACATCGTGGTAACTGGCCGATTGATCACTGAACCCCTTCGCCGCCGCGTGCACTCCATCCGTCCGGAGCGTGAACGTCCACTCCACCCCCTCGATCACCTGCACCCACGACGAATACACATGCCGCTGCCGCACCTTCTTTACCTTCTCCGGCGCGCCCTGGGGGGGGGGTAATTGCGTTTCCGTTTTCATTCATACCATCCTCGTGGTTCACTTTTTCTTCGCCGCCTTCACCTTGGCCTTCGGCTTCTCCGCCGGCACCGGTGCCGCCTTGGCCGCCTTGTTGCTCTGCGGCCACAACGCCATGAGCTTGTCGCGGTCGGATTGTTCCTTCTTGCTGCCATAGCCCACCCACGTCGAAGAGGTCCGTAACAGCAGCTCCACGGCATAGCCGGGCAGGTTGTCGATCAATGGCGTGGTCTGGATGGTTTTGCTGATGATCTCGGCGTTCTTCTTCCAATCCTTGTCCACCTGGTGGCCCATGCCGTGCCCCTTCATCACCGCCACGATTTCGGACTCGTCATAGTTCTCCAGGAAAACGGACAACGCCATCTGCGCCAGGTTGCGCCAGAACAGGGCCGGCATTTTCCGCAGCGCATCGCTGGACGAGCTGATGATCTCCGTCAGCCGCTCCTCCATCTTCTTCTGTTCCGCCGCCTCCTTGGCCTCCTCCGCCTTCTGCTTGGCCTCGTCGCGCTTGCGCTGGGCCAGCTCCGCCGCGCTCGCTTTCCGCTTCGGCTCGGGTTTGATCAGTCCGTTGTCCTTCGCGAACTTCACCAGCTCCGCCTTCTTCCAGATGCGCTTCAACCGCATGCTGTCCCCGTTGTCGAAACGGCTCCCTTCCGTCAGCGCATAGATCGCCGGCGGCGCTTTCGTGCCCAGGATCTCTTTCCACTTTTTGTATCCGGGCGCCTCGTAGCAGGTATCGTCCTCGGACACGTAGTCGTTGCTATACCGGTTCTTTTCGTACTGCTTCGCGGTCCAGACGCCGGCGATAACCGGCGAACTGTTGGACGCCACCGCGCCGCACTTCTCCCGGAAGCAGCCCGGGTTCGTGCAGATGTTTGCATCCCCCTCCGCCGCCGGGATGTTCCCGGTGCGATACGGACAATCCGTGCACTTCGGTGCCGGCTTGCCGTCGAGTTTCACCGCCGCGAACAGCATCTCCTGGCTGAACGGCGCGTTCTTCAGCGTGATCCGGTAATTCGTTTGGATGATCGTCTTTAATTCACGGAAACTCGGCGGCTCGTCATCACCCCGTCTCGGTTCGGTGGCTTCCTTCAGCACCTCCAGTTGGTTCTGCTGGTCCGGGATCTGGGCGATCAGCGCCGCCTTGCTGGCATCGAGCTTGCCCTCCCGCACCGCCGCCTGCACCGCCGGGGCCGTCTTCAACAACGCCAGCTTCCCATAAACCGCCGTCGGCTTCCGGTCGATCTTGCCCCCGATATATTCCACCGCCGCCTGCACCGTCTTCACCGTCCCCGCCTTTAGCAGGCTGTCCCGCCACGCCGCATACCCCTGCGCCTCCTCCAGCGCGCTCAGGTCCGCCCGTTGCAGATTCTCGATCTGCTGGATCTCCACCACCTGCGCGTCATCCAGCCCCTCCAGCACCAGGTTGATCTCGGCCAACTTCGCCTCCAGCGCCGCCGTCACCCGCCGTTCCCCCGCCACCAGCTCGTACTTCTTTCCCTTCGCCGCCGCGGCCGACCGGCCCGCCGGCAAGGGACGCACCAGCGGCCACTGCTTCACCCCGTGCTGCTTCACGCTGGCCACAAACTCCGGCCAGTCCGCCGCCTTCGTGAAATCCTGCCCGCGCGGATTCGTCAGGCTCCGCGCGATCTCGCCCGGCGCCGCCTTGATGTGTTTCGATTCAATCGTTTTGCTAACCGTCGTTGCTGTCGTTGTTGATGCGTTTTGGTTCATACGTTCGGAGTGTTTTGGTTTCAGTTGAAAATAAAATTCACAGATTGATCACCTTGTAAGTCGCGTCCGCGCCATCCCCGTCCTTGGACAGCTTCCCCGTCTTCGTCCAGTACGCCAGGTTGCCGTACAACGTTGTCGCGCTCGCCGCCTCCAGCAGCTTCGCGTAATCCGCGTCCGCCTTGATCTTCTCGATCAGCTCGGACACCGTGAACGTCTTCAGCCCGTTCGCCAGCAGCTTCATCGCCGCGCCCAACGTCTCCGGCTTGCCGTCCGGCGCTAATAACACCCCACCCGCGGCAGCACCATTCGTTGCGCCAGCGGATTTCCCGCCCCCCCCCCCGGCTGGATTTCTTGTCGCTTGGTTTGTCGCTTCTCACGTCCAGGAATGCCGGACGGTTGCGCGTTTTCTTCGGCTCCGGCACTTCCGTCTCGCCGCCGTACAGGCTCATGATGCCCTCGCGCATCGTCCGCAACTGTTGCAGGTCGCCCTCAAGCTGGAGTATGTCCCCGTCGATCTCCGCCACCGTCTTGCGGATGTGCGGTGCCATCTGATTGTCCGTGTTCGTTTTCATTTTTGGATGTGTTGAATGATTTGTTGCGTTGTTTGAAATGATTGGGTCCAGCGTCACGCTGGCATGACCTCGATGACCGGTGCCGCTGCCAGCAGCTCCAGCAATTTCTCCGACTGCCGCACCCGTGCTTTTGTGCGGGCGTCGGCGTCGGCGTCGGCGTCGGCGGCGGCGTCGGCGTAGGCGGCGGCGGCGGCGGCGGCGGCGTAGGCGGCGGCGGCGGCGGCGGCGTAGGCGGCGGCGTCGGCGGCGGCGGCGTCGGCGGCGGCGGCTTTTCTGACCAATTCCCACTGCTCCCTCGTCACCGTTTCGCCGGCGATTTTCTTTGCGTACAGATCCGCCACATCCTGGACCGCCTTTTTCGTCCGGTCCGTCTTGGCAAACCGGATCACCCCGTCCAACGGATCCACCAGCAGCCAGTGCAAAAACTGGTCCACCACGCCCGACAGGTCTGCGCCCACCGGGATCGCCGCCAGGAATTTCTCCGGCCATTCCCGCGCGTTTTTCTGTGGCAACGCCTCAAACAACCGGTCCTCCAGGTACGCGATCCGCCGCGGTATCCCCAGCTCCGTCTCGTACGCCTTATGATCGCCGCTATGGATCGTGCAGCCCACCGCGCACCCCTTGCCGTCCTGCCAATACCCGTAACCCTGCACCAGCTCGTCCGCCTTCCGATGCTCCTGCACCCGTTGCAGATAATTCGCCTTGATCTGCGGGTTGCCGTGATACGCCGTCATCATGTTCGTTTTCATTTTGATTTGGATGTGTGTTGTTTTGGTTTATTGAGTCAAAGTAAAATCAATCGCCCCCTGGTTCGGCTCCACGTGGAATTGCAACGTCTCGTGGTGGAAATACAGCCAGCGCGCCCCGTTCTGGTTCGTCCCCGGATACCGCTGCTTGCTGTGCGTGAACTTGCTGTCCCACACCTTCCGCAACTTCTCCCGCGCCTCCCGGATCACCTCCGGCGCCTTGCTCCGCGCCGCCTCCTCCTGCTTCAGCTCGATCAGCTCCTGCGCCTTCTTCTCGTTCCGCTCCATCTTCACCACGTTGTCCGGTGCGTCCGTCAACTGCTTCGAGCCCCGCACCTTCTGCTTCATCGAACCGTCCCCCTTGTTCTCATGCACCACCACCACCGTGTGCGCCTTCCACTTCATTGAAAAACCGCACACCCCCTGGATGAAATAACCCTGCGCCGCGTAATCATCATCCGCGATCCCCACCTTCATCATGTTGTCGATGATGAAAAACTTCCCCCCGTGATGCTCCGCCGCGTAATGGAACGTGTTCAGCAGATCGTTCTTGTCCGTGATCCCCCAGAAATTATAAAGCACCACCCGCTTGTTCAGCCACGCCAGCGCCCGCACGATCCGGTGGATGTTCTCCTCCGTCCGCTCCAGCTTCCCCAGGCCCATCAACTGCCGCGCCATGATCCACAACGTCACCTCCGGCCGCATCTCCATGCTCGCCACCACCACCCGCTCCCCCTCCGCCAGTTGCGCCGCCACGCAGATCGCCATCAGGCTCAGCATCGAAGTCTTCCCCGAGCCGTTGTCCCCCGTGAACAACGTCGTCTCCCCCGGCCGCAACCGCAGCGTGTACTCGAACGGCAGACGGTACCCGTACTCATCCTCCTTCCGGTCAAAAAACTGGTTGTAATACGCCTCCGCAAACTCGTTCGGAAACGACAAATTCTTCGGCTGCACCGTCCCCCGGTGCGTCAGCCGCACCCACTCCTCATGCCGCAACTGGATGTTCGCGATCTTGCTCTCCGTCAGCTCCCCGGACTCCATCACCGCCGCCGTCTGCTCGGAATTTTTCTGGATCAGCCGTCGCGCCACAAATTTTTCCCAGACCAGCCGCAGGTAATCCTCGATCATCGAGGGCGAAACCGCCGCATCCTGGCACTGGCTCAAGTACGCGTACCCCCCCACCTGCTCCAGCAACCCGCGTGCCTTCAGCTCCGCCTGCACCGTGATCACGTCCAGCCGGCCGTCCCGCGCCTTCAGGAAGGTGATCGCGTTCCAGATCGCCAGATGCGCCAGATCGTAAAACACCTCGTCACTCCCGAACTGCGCCTGGCACCGCTCGATCGCCGCCAGCGCCTTCGCCATCTCCCCGTCCACCATCGACACCGACCCGCCCAGGCAACACCCCAGCACCGCCCGCTCCGCCAGCCCGTCATGCGGCGGCAGCTTGTCCAGCGTCGGATTTTGTTGGGAAACGGATTCCATATCAGAGCTTGATTTGCAGGGCGTAAAGGATGTCCATCAAATGCACCGCCTGGCTCCTGGCATCGTCCAGCGCGTTGTGGTGCGTGCCGGTGCGTGCCATTTTCACCTGCGGCGCGAGCGCCTTCATCGTCCGGTAACACCGGTCATTCCAAAGCTTCCACGGTGCCTCCTCATGGATCGCCCGGTAGGCCGCCACCAAAATCGGGTTGTCAAACGACGCGCCATTGCCCCACACCTCCGCCTCGTCCGGCAACAGCCAGTTCCGGAACTGCGTCAACGCCGTGATCAGTTCGGTGCCGCCCTGGCAGATGCCGCCCCGCGCCGGCTCGTTCCGCTCCAGCCACCACTTCACCGTGCCCGCGTCGATCGTCAGCCCCGCGCGCTGCGCGTCCACCATGTCGATGACCTGGTAAAATTCCTCCCCCAGCTCCATGTTCGCCGGGTTGAACTTCACGGCACCGATCGCCACGATCACCGCGCCCGGGCCGGTGCCCAAAGTTTCCAGATCCAGCATGACTTGTATTTTCATAGGTGTGTTTTCTTCGTTTGTTTTTTGGTTTGAACGTCCGGAGTGGTTTAAGCCGTGTGCAACTCCTCCTCCAGCGCCGCGATTTCTTCCGGCACGCCGCTTTGACGCGCCAGCTCCAGCGCTTGCAAAATCTCCCCGCGCGGCCGCCCCGTTTTTGTCACCCGCTCGCCGTGGCTGCCATTGGGTCCAGGCACCGCCTGCTCGCGCTGGCCGTAGTAATCGTGAAAGTTCGCGCCGAACAACGTCCCCGGCTTCAGCCAATGCCGCGCCTTCGGGTCGTTTTTCCACAAAGCCACCTGCCGCCGCAGCATCCGTTCGATCCCCGCCACATCCCGCCCCGCCTCCAGCAGCCGGCCCGTGATCTGGTCCAGCTCATGCAACGGCGGGTTGAACTTGGAACCCGTCAGCGCGTTCAGCAGCGACACCAGCCTCGCCGCCGTCTCTGCATCGCCCTCCCCCACACCCCCTGTGGGAGAAGGAACGATAGAAGGAACGAATGATAGTGCGCTGGCTTCGCGGTGGCTTCCTGATGGGGTACCCGTAGGGGGAACCGTTGGGTTATCGTTGGCTTCCGTCGAAATGCGTCCAGACCCACCTTTAGACCCACCCCTGCGACTGGCCGGAACCGCCGCTATATCCGTACGGTTAACCGTTGGGTTCTCGGTGGGTTTTTGCCCGCGTCTCCCAAAGGGATTACGCTGCCAGTTCCCCACCATCTGGCTGTTCATCTCGTTCCAATCGTGGATCCGCACCCCGTCTTTTTCAACCACCACGAACCCCGGCTTGCCGCACTCCGTCAGACCCTTGAACAGCGCCCCCTCCTGGCCGTCCCAGCCGCAGATCATCTCCACGTACGAGGCATCCGCCCCCGCCCAGAACTCACCCCGCTGGTTGCTCTGGCAATGCCCCCAGATCGCCACCAGGAACTCCATCGCCCGCTCACCGGCGATGCGCTTCAGACGAAGGAACTTCGGGTGCCGCGGCAATTCAGGTTCAACACGCATGTCAAAAGTAAGGTTCAATCGGATGTCAAAAGTTGTTCACCACCGGCCTGGCTGCCGGGGCAGTTTTCTCGCCAGCTCATACCGGCCGTCCGCCAGCAACCGCACCGGCACCTCCATCCCCAGCCGGAAATTCGCCACCGTCTTCACCCGCACATTCACCACCGCCCGGCTCGGCAACTCCACCGCCATCAGCCGCGGGTTCAGGAAAAACCGCTTCACCCGGCCCTCGATCTCCGCCGCGCCGTTTTTTTGGCCCAGCACCGACTTCTCCAGCAACGTCGCCAGCTCCGCCGGCGTCACCGCCAGGCCCGTCACCAGCTCCAGCACGCGGGGCACCGCGTTTTTTGCGTACGCCACCCGCAACACGTTCAGGTCCCAGTCCAGGCCGTGCCGCAGATTTTTTGTCCGCACCCGCTGAAAATGCTTCACCGCGATCCCGCAGGCCTGCGCCAGCTCCGCCTCCCCGTGGATGAACACCGTGCCGGACTCGCTCACAGCAACCCCCTTTGCCCAAAAGTTTCCGCAGCCCAATCCCTAGCCGCCTCAACCCCCCCGCCCCGAACGCCACCGGCACCCCCCCCTCCCCGGTCCAGCCACGGATGGGATGGATACAAAGATGGATACACACCGCGCAAAACTGTTGATTTCATTGGCATATTTAATAGTTAAAGTTCTGACTGCACCTCACTCCGCGCCACCAGCCGCACCCGCCGCCGACTCCGCTCGCGCACCCTCGGCCATCGCGCCCCCATTTTGTCCCGCCGTTCCGCCCCGCAAACCCATTGCCGTGCCGGTCGCTGGGTCTGGAGGTAGGTCTATGACCTTGGATGGGTCTATGGCCGGCGCCGCTTTTTTCAGCCCCTCGATATACAGATTGAACGCGTCATGTTCGGGCGTCTGGAGTTCATGCACCTCCACGCGGCTCGTCGGTGCGCCCGACAAAAGCTGCCCGTTCTGCACCGCCACACCCGCCACGATTGCTAGGTCCTTGGCATCCTTCACCGTCAGCTTCCGGCGCTTGTACGGGTCACTCATCACCTCTTCCACGATGAGCTTCGCCGCCTCCAAGGCATCACCCGCCAGGTCAAAACCCTCGCCAGAAAGCCGCGCCTTCACGCTCTCGATCGTCTGCCCTTCGCGCGTCCGGACCGCCTTCACCGTGTTTTTGGACACCTTCAGCGTGTCCGCGATCTTCTGTGCGCCCCAACCACGCGCCAGCAACGCCACCACACCGCGATAAATCTCCGGCTTCTGGGCGAACAAACGGTCCCCCGTGAACTCACCCTCATGCTCCAGCATCTGATCCGTAAAAACATCCGCCGCATAACCAGGCTGCCCTGGTAACAACGGCTGACCATCAGCCTCTGGATTGATAAGCGAATCCATATCCTCAAAAGTAAAAATAAATAAACGGGCGCCCGCTTTATACGGTCTGCCCCTCCAGGAACGCGTTCACCGCGCTCGCCGGGATCCGCGTGATCCGGTGCCCCAGCTTCCGCACCGGCGCGATCTTCCCCTGGCCGATCCACCGCCACACCGTGGACACATCCACCTTCAGCTTCGCCGCCACCTCATCCGGCGTCAGCTGCTCCTCCACGACCTTGTTGGCAACGTGTTTCGACATGGGAAAAATTGAAAAACCTACGACCGCCAGCCACCATTCACCGCCAGCCAGAAATGCAACCGCCGGCCGCGGTGATTCACCTCCTGGAGGCCAAAAAAAGAACTGAACCAGCCGCAACGGTCACCGCGACCGCCAGCAGCACAGACGAATTTGCTAAAACAACTGCGCCGGAAATAAGGCGGGTTATCGCTACGCCGCGACTGGTTCAAAAATTGAAAAAGCTGATCGGTGGTCGCCTTCATATCCTCGGATGCAACGTCACGTTGCCCACCGTCCTTTCGGAAAAGCATTATGCTCCGCCTCCGACAAAACCCCGCGCGCCACCAACTGCTGCGCCAGGCCCGCATCCAGCGGAGAAAGAGAAAGAGGTTGGACGGCTACTTTACTTACTGCCTTCCCTGGATTAACAGACGCCTTAGCACAAGGGATCGGGGCCACACCAGACCCGGCATCCTGCGGACTGCCGGCAGCAGACTTCATTTCACCGTCCGAAATTAAGGCGGGTGGCTGTATGCTGGCACTCCGCACTCCGCACTCCGCACTCGCCGCGATCGCGGCAATAAATTCAATCGCCACATCCAGCTCATGGATCGCCAACTGACACTGAAACCCCGCCCGCAAATGCCCCAGCCGGGCCAGCTGCTCGCTCACCCGGCCTGCGTACGCGCGCAACTCATGCAACGCCGCCTCCGCCTGCACCTGCCGCTCCGCCTTGGACAACGCCGGCTCAAACCCCGGATTTTGATCGGTGGTGTTCATGAGTAACGCAGCTTCGTCATTTCCTTCCACACCGCCTTCACCAGGCTCCACTCACAGGCAACCTCCAGCGCGCGCTTCAAAGACTGGTTACCCAGCTTGGAATAATATGCCCGCTTCCCACGCGATTCATTGGGAGCCCACGTCTTGAAATCCTGCCAGTTACGCAAGTGATGGCGCATCTTGCCCCGCACACCATTGAAAGCCTCACGGATGCAATCCAGATCCCGCGGCGAAGGATCCACCATTTGAGAGATATAGACCGGCAACCGGCCTGGCTGAAAAGTCTCATACTCCAACTGCACCCACGTCTGACCGGCATTGTAGCCGCTGTCTTCAGCGTACCGCTTCACCTTCAGCAGGTAGTCCACATCCGCCACCGTCACCGAATATTCAGTGATCAGATCGCCCGTCATGGGTGTGGCCCTGGAGATCATCCCACCACCTCCAATTCACTCTCCGTCGAAATATTATGCCCCCGCTCCTCGCGCTGGAATTGGACCCGCTTACCACCCGCCGTCTGCACCACCACCGTCCTGCGCGCCACCGGCACGATCTTCGCGCGACACTCATTCACCAGCACCACACGATGGACCTCATGTGCAAAACGCACCAACATCCCGGGGCGCAACCGCGCCAGCGAAGCCGGAGAACACCCCATAGCCAAACCGCCTTCGGCTTGGCAACGTGGCATTGTGGCACTCATCGGCTTCATATTTTAAAAACGACAAAAAAAGGTGAAAACCAGCGCCCTCAAGCGCTCACGGCCTCCGGTTCAGGCTTCAAAGCCGGCACCACCGGCGGAATCTCCGGCGTCCCAATCCCCAAATCCCGCCGGATGAGCCGCCGCAAATACTGGCTCCGGTTCAAGTCCAGTTCATCCGCCCGGGAATCAATTTTCCCAAGCAAATCCGGCTCGATTTGCACAGTTACATTCTTAAACTCATCGGCTTTCATGTGGACAGCTTACTACAGCTTAATAAGCAGTCAAGACAAAATAACATTCCTTGTTGACAGCCTGAAATAATGAATATTTAATAACCGCCGATGACAACACACAAACGAAGCGATGCCCAAACGGCCATCAGTGTTTCCATCCCCAAAGAACTCCTCGTCCTGGTGGATAAACGCGCCGCGGCCCTCGGCCTGAACCGGTCCCAATACCTTTCCCAGCTAGCCCGTGCCGATTTGCATGAAGGCGGCACCCTGACACTGCGCGAAGGACCCACTCCCTATCGCACTAGGCCCAAAGATTCCGATTGACTTGGTGCGTGCCTTGGGTGCTGACTTATAGGATGGCCGAGCCCAAAGTTAAATTCTCTGAATTTGGTGGGGAAAATGACCCTCCTTACAGCCAGCAACAGATAGATCAAATCTGCGCTAGGCTCGACACTCTGAAAGAACCCGTCTTCATTCGCCCGCCGGATACAAAGCTGCAAGTTTTTAAGTGGATAACCCTCCTCTTGTGTGGTGCCGCCCTTGGCCTCTTTGCCCTCTCACATCGCTACGCCACCACATCGCAGATTGTGACGATTCAGAATCACCAATGGATGGTGGCCATCAAAGTGGACAACCTGACTGGCACCACCTCCTTCTGTCGCATCGGCGATCCGTTGGAAGATACCTATTCCCCCTTACCTTCACCTTGGGTTAACATGTCCGTCAAATAGTCCGCGCGTCCGGAGTCTTTGCTGGCTTCGCCAGCGGTGTAAGGGCGCACGCGCCCTCGGACCAGGCATCCAAGGCCACATCATCCCGATGCCCCTGCGCGTCTTTGACGGTAATCCCTATGTCCAGACCAAGTCTGCGCCACGGAAACCACCGCTCAAAATAATGCCGCTCCGCCACCCCTTGCGGCACATGGCGCAAAAACGCCTTCGCCGCCTCATGCCCATACCGCTCCTCCATCACCTGCGCCGCCCAGCGCCGCAACTCATACCCCGCCTTCGCATAATCCTTGGCGGGTAAAAACTGACGCATAAACTTAGCATGCACCTCATTCACCAGGTCATGCCGCTCCGTCACATCCTTCGCCACAATCAGAAAATCATCCGGCCGTTTACCGCTCACAAATGGCAGAAACAAAGCCGCCACCTCCGCCGTCAGCGGAATGTGTCCCTCCGACCGCTTCGGCTCAAAATACGGCGTGCGAAGAACCGAAAAGAAAACCTGCCCCCACGGCGCGCGTTTGAACCACTCCACCCGCGCCTGGCACATCTCATCATTGCGCAGACCAAGGAACTTCTGCAAATGATGCACCAGCCACAACTGCGGCTGCGTTTCCTTCAACTTGTCAATGGCGGTTTGTATCTCCAGCAACGTCCCCGCCTGGATCGGCAAATGGATCCGCGCCTCCGTCTCGATCACCGCCGCCGCCCTAAACCGTGTCAGGTCCGGCAAATTCAGATCCCGATAAATCAACAAGGCCTGCGCTGAAAACATGCTCTTCACCTGGCGCAAAATCGAATCCGCCCCACGCCGGCGACTCTCCCGCGCCTCCCGATCCTCACCCGCCGCCTTCACATAATTCGCCTTAAAATTCGCCACCAAAATCTCATCCGCCAAAATCCCGGCCGAAAGCCCGTCCACGTTCAAAGTCTCATTCTTCTTCCCCTCGGCCCCGTGCGCCCAACGCAAAAAAGTGCGCAACGCCGAAACATTCTTGATGATCGAGCTATGCTCCAGCCCCTCATTCACCGTTTTGATTTTGCCCTTGTAGGCAGCGATAATCTCGCCGAACGTCGCCGGCATCCGCGTCCGTGGTCCGCGCAACTGCTGGATTTGTTTCTCCGTCATATCCCGCAACAACGCATTTCGTTTGGCGATGGCCAGCGAGCGGTCCTTTGTCTCCAGCGAAAGGGAAACCGTTTTCTTGTGAATGCGCTTGCGAAAGTACCACCAGCCATAGCGGCACATGAGATTGGAAGGATTAGCCGCCCGCGGTGCGCTGTATTTGATGGGAGCAGGTGTAACCATAAGTGGTGTCACGCGACGCACAAACCATAGCTATACACCGCCACACATGGCAAGTATAAAATATCTTCATGGCATAAAAATCAGCTTGATAACAAAAGGAGTTATGTTGTAAAACCCAATAAAATAGGTGGTGCATCCGGCAGGACTTGAACCTGCAACCTTCTGATCCGAAGGCTACTTGTAGTGGTTTTTTAAGACGGCACACCAACTCCAAAAACCCAATAAACGCTGAATATTCTTGTGATTTTCCCAGTTTTGACGGGCCCTTTTAAATGCAGTGGTGTCATTTACAATTCGCTCTCCGGACGTGCGGAGATGGGAAATGGCGTTGTCCATCGCCCGCAGAGATGCGGTCTTTCGCTTGGCTGATTGCAGATCATCGGTCCCAGTATTGATGTCGTGCTTTTCGCCTTGGACTATACGGCGATAGTGCCATACACCCTTTACTTTTTGATAATGCTTCGAGTGGGTGCGTCTGGCCCGGGCGGCCTTTGTAAACTGGCCAAATTGATGATGCGTTGTGCCCTCTGCAAAATCGATTTTGGCCAAGCGCCCGAGATCTCGGATGGTTTTTGGTGGAGGGATTTTGGGGACCAAAATGGCGCCCTCTGGAGTCGTGTTCAGTATGGCATGTTCACCATAAAGTCTTAAAGATGCCCAATTATAGACTTGGGCGGCCTGTTCTGCGGTTGGGAAACAACCCAGGTTTATTCCTGCGGTTGATGCCTTAAAATTTCCAGGCCCTAATTCCAACACACCACGATACCCAGTTTTGTTTTGCCATAAGCGGTTTCTGGCATTTTGCGCGTGGGTTGCATGCCTTAGATTTTGCCGCTGGTTATCCAACCGGTTGCGGTTAATGTGATCAATCACCTGTCCCGGCCTTTTCCCTACGATCATGGCATGCATTGACTGGGTACGCCGGGCCACCGTGGTAACGGCATACCCTCCGGAGTAATGCCATTTGTAACGGATCAATTGGGTATAATCCGTATCGTCGACGAGTGCCTTCATCCCATTGGAAATGATGATTTCCTTCACACACAAAGGCTATCAAAAACAATAATTATCACACTAAAATTTCGGCTTCACCCGCGCCCGCTCTTCCTCCGCCACCTTGTTCACCAGGGCTTGCGCCGCCTTCGGCTCGCTGGTGGCCAGTTCATCCAGACGTTCGGAGAGCCGTTCCCGGATGGCCGCGCCGCTCTCCGCGATCCAGTTGTAATATTCGTCCGGCGTCATCGCCCGGGCGAACTCCGGACCGGCCTTCGGGTTGCCGATGATCTGCTCCTTCGCCGGCGTCGGTACGAAGGCCTGTTGCGCCACCAGCACCCGCCACAGCGCATCCGTCGTCGCCTTGCTCTCCCAATAATGGAACGGCGCGCTTTCCACCGGCTCGCCCAGCACGTTCAGCACCGGCTTGTTCTCGCGCCGGACGAACGGGATCTGCCCCAGCACCAACGCCTGCACGCCGGTCGCATCGTAGAGCTTCGGGTCAAAAAAACGGTCCGCCTGCTGCACCAGGTTTGGCACCACAAAGGAACTGGCCGTGCGCGCCGCCAGCTTCTCCAGCTTGTTCGCGCCGTCGCTCGTGTCCTCGCTGCCGATCGCCTCAAAAAATCGTTTCATGCTGTCCAGCATCCCCTGGCTGACGATCGCCTGTGCCGTCGCCTTGGTGACAAAGCTGAACCGCGCCAGGCTGTCGGCGGCGCTGCCGTGGCCGTAACGCTCCCAGTCCTTCGTGTTGCCGATGATCGCCAGCCCCAGCGCCGCCGGCGTGTTCATGTAGGAATAATACCGGCCGTGGTACTCGATGCTGTGCGGGATCCACCCGGCCGCCTGGAGCTGCTTGCGCTTGTTCGGGTCGCTCGGGCCGTTGCCGTGCAGGTGCGGTCCAAAGTATTCCGCCGCCAGCCCGATCACGGCCGTCCCGAGGATCGCCCGGGCGTACAGCTCGGACCGTTCGTGCGGATCCATGATCTCCCGGCCGTAGAGTTGCTCCGTCTTGTGGCTCACGGCCGCGCGCAACAATCCCACCGGCGTCCAGTTCAATTTCTCATTGAGGATGTTCGCCACCACCGTGGTGAACGGGATCTGCGTCTTCGCCGCCGTGCCGGCGATCGGAAATTCCTTCCGCATCTTCTCCAGGACGGACCGCACGCCGCCGGCGAACATTCCCAGCAATCCGTACGGCTCGTTCAGGTACGCCGTGCGCAGCGCAAAATCCCGCGCCGTGGCCGTCGTGCCGGGCATCCGCTCCTCGCGCACCTGCTCGATGATCTCGCGCGTGCGCCGGGCGATGTCCAGCCGGTTGCCGCCGGGCAGGTCCGTCAGCGCCTGGCTCCGGGCCTTCGCGAACTCCTCCGGCGTGTTCGCCAGCAGATCCGCCACGCGCTGGTGCAACGCCGTGCCGGCCAAACCTTCCGTGCGCGCCACCTCGCGCGCCGCCAGCAGTTGGCGGATCTCCCAGCTCGGCTTGAACGTCAGCTCGTGCGCCGTGGAGATCACCCGCGTGAACCATTTCCAAAAATTGACCGGCTCCATCCGCTCGCCGAACGGCTTCATCTCCATGATGCCCGTGTGCCGCGGCGCGTCCCAGATGCCGCTCACCACGCCGCTGCGCATCGTGCCCTGGGCCTGCAACCCGCCCTTGACGATGCCCCGGCCGTACGCGCCCGCCACCGATCGCACAAAATCCACCGGGTTCATCAGCTCCGCCGGCCGCGCGATAAAACCCGCGATCGTCGTGCCCGCCAGCAGGTTCATGTTCTCGAACGCGATCTTCGCCGGCGTGGTGATGCCGCTCAGCACGTTCGCGTAAAAAATCGCCATCGGCACGTCCTTCCACGTCACCTCGCCCTTCAGCTTCTCCGTGTACTTCAGCACCTCCACGGCCGCCTGGTCGCGCAAAAATCCCTCCGGCTTCGCCTGCGCCGTGGCCACCAGGTCCTTCAGCCGGGCCGCATCCTCCGGCGTGAGCTGCTTCAGCTTCAACGCCGTCTTGACCGTCTCCAAAAATTTTGCATCGGTCAGCCCGCCCAGCCGGTCGATCTCCACCAGCTTGTCGAAAGCGCTCTTCAGCTTCGGGGTGATCTTCACGCCGGCGCGAGCTGCCAGCGCCTCCAGGGCTTTCTGTTGTCCCTCGCTCACCAGCGCCTCCCAGCGCCGCTTCAGCGAGGCCTTGAGCTGGTCCGCCGCCGGGCCTTTGAGCCCGGACCGGTCCACCACGCGATCGGCGATATGCCGGCCCAGCGCATCCTGCTCCGCCGGCGTCTGTCGGATGGCATCGCCCAGCCGTTGGTTCAGCTCGCGCAACTGCCGGCGGATCGCCTGGTCCACCAGCGGATCCGTCTGCGCCTCGGCTTCCCGTTTCAACTGCCGGGCCCGCTGCATCGCGATCCGCGCATCGAGCTTGCCCTGGGCGATCTTCAGTTGCGCGTCCCACTCCTTGCTCAACGAGGTCGCGAGCTGCACCGCCTTGCCGCGTTCAAGGCCCAGCCGCTGCATGAGCTTGTCCACCAGCGGCACGCCGGGCTCAGCACCCTGCACGTGGCCGGCAAAAATCATCGCCGCCCGCTTCGCCAGGTCATCCGACAGCACCCGGAAATGTTGTCCAGCCGTCAGGCCCGGCGGTACCGGCTTGTTGCCTAAAATCAGTTGCGCCTTCTCCGCAACGATCTCCCGCGCCTTGTTCAGGATGTGCGGCACTTGGGCCCACACCGCCGCCAGCTCCATCACCACGGCCTGGTGCACCGCCGGCGAGGCCTTCACCGCCTCGTCCACGGCCGCGCGGGCCGACGCATTGACCTCCGCATCCTGGCGCACCGCCTCGATGCCGGCGCTGCGGCCGCCGGCCAGCGCCTCGCGCATCGCCGTCACCTGGTCCCGGACCTTGTTGAGCACGTGCGCCGCCGCCTTCTCCAGCTCCAGCTTCGTCCGCGCGATCACCGCCGCCGGCGAAAAATCCGTCACCGATTTCATCGCCTGCAATCCCTGCGCCAGTTCGGTGGACCGCGCCAGGGCATCATCCCAAAAACGCGCCGCCTTTTGTGCGATTGCATTGGCCGCGGCCTCGTTGCCGGCCGCCCGGGCGTCCCGTTCCTGCGTCGCCAGGGCCCGGCCGATGCTCCGGATCATCTGGCTGCGGACCGCTTCCGGGAAATTCGCCGGCGGATGATTGAACGTCTCGATCGCCACGTCCGCGCCGAACTCTTTCACCAGCCCGTCCGCCACTGAAGCGTCCACCACGTTGGTGCGCTTCTCATAAACCCAGTTCGTGATCTGGTCTTTCACCGCGTCCGGTACCGTCGTGGAGTCAGCCACCTTCAGGCCCGTCGCCCGCTCACCCAGGGACGACAGCAGATGCGTCCGCGCGCCGTTCTCGTCGAAGGCCTCGGTCGCCTGCCCGCTGCTCCGGAGCTTCGCGATGCCGGCATCAATGGCATCCTTCACCGCCATGCCGCCCCGCACTGCCAGCTTGATCCCGTCCACCAGCGTGTTCCACACCTCCGGGATCAGTCCGAACGCATGGAGCTGCCCGTTCGTATCCAGCTTCAACGATTCCAGCTTGTCGAGAATGCCCTGGAACAAAGGCGAGCTGAGGCTGTTCCGGTCCACGTGGACCG